AACTTTTTTTCTTAATAGTTTTTTAATACCCTTTAGGGTATTATGGGGGCAATTAAAAACGTGTACACGTGGCTTTCAGCCTATTCAGAGGGATGCTATGATGCTGGGATATGTAGGACAAATCGTAGGGTCTCTAAAGACCCTTGTAAGGAGTCTTGATTCATATCCTTAGGGATATGGGAAAAGAGGGAGGGGGATTGACTCGGCACTCGGAGTGCCTCCGCATAATGCCTACGACTCTCACACTGAGTCCAAACGCCTAAGCATATACACTTAGGTAATGCCCATAGTCAAGACTTGTCTTGATGGAGGCTAGGTATAAAAGCCTAAAAGTTTCTAGGTATTTTCGCTCATAGCAAGGGGGTTGGGTCTCGGATTCCGTTTCGGTTCCTGCGTGCGGGCGTGCTATTACATATATAATCCCCAATCTCTACATTTCTACACAAAATGCACATATTCAAGCTGTTCAAAAATCAGTTAGGATGCACTAGTATAAAATACCTAGTCTGAAATCCCGCTTGTATAAAGGGATTCAGTAAGCTGTGAGTATTTATACCTAATCAATTATGTCTCATTTAAGACTTGATTTATTAAAAAAAAAGCCGTAACTTTGCTTAGTCTCAGAAAGGCGGTTTCTTGGGGATAACCGCCTGCATCGGAAAGAATAATGCAAGACATTTCACAAAGTAGCCGTATGAGCGGTGCGATGTATCCCTATCTTTCCTTCTTATATGCTAGTTATTCTGTATCTATTATTGATTATCTTTGTACCTGTAATGGTCTTAAAACTAACTACATACAGCTTTAGTACTCCCCATCCCTTTGGATGCGGTACTGATGAGGTTTGTTACTGTGAAGAGGCACCAGATTGTAAGAAGCGTGAGAGCGAAGAAGAGTAAGTCAGCGAAGTATTATGCAAAGAACGCTAAGGCAAGGGCTAAGAAGAACGCCTATGCTAAGAAGTACGATAAACAGTCTCGACAAAGAAAGCGTCGTGCAGAGCTGGTTAAGATTAACCGCAAGGCTGGAACTTACGGCAATGGTGACGGTAAGGATTACGACCATACGGAGAAGAAGTTTATGAGTGCGAAAAGAAACAGAGCTAAGAAATAGATATGAAAGCTAAGAAGTATAAGAAAGGTGGACCTTTATCTTTTGAAGATAAGGCAAACAAGGGTAACGATGCTGCAAAGGCATTAGAGACAGGTAAGACGAAGGATGGTTTCCCACTTACAGCAGCAATGCGTAAGAAGCTAGAAAAGATTGCTAAGGAAAACAAGAACATTCAATTGATGTCACCAGCACCTTTTGAAGACGACGGTATGCGTAAGAAAGGCGGTAAGATGCCTTCTTATAAGAAAGGTGGAAAGATGATGAAATACCTTAAGGGTGGTCAAGTAAAGCTTGATGCCAATAAGGATGGAAAGATTACGGGTTCTGACTTTATGATGCTCCGTAAAAAGTAATGAAAGCACAGCGTAAAAAAGTAATGGTAGAGGCTCCTTCCGGTTATCATTGGATGACTGAGAAGGGGCGACACTACCTTATGCCTCATAAAGGCAAGTTCGTGCCGCACGAGAATGCTTCACTAAAAGCTCCCTTCCGTGTGAAGGCTAAGCACGGGTAGGCACATTAATCTGTTCCTCCCCCTCTATCTTACGGTAGTATTTCTGTACCATAAGCCGACCCTTCTGGGTTAAGGCGTACCTAACCTTGTACTTCCACTTGTTCTCATTAAACATAGCATCAAGGTGGGTTGCTGGAGCTAATCTATTGTAGTACTTATATATGATATCCTTTCGCTGCAAGGGATACATCAGTCGTTGTGCCAGCTTTATTCTATTGTAGAAGTAAACCTCTGAGACGTGGTCCATAGTAAAGAACTCATAGTCATAGATAAACAGCATAAAATTTACTTCCCTTTCCGTAACCTCATAGTTTCCTATCATATCACGCATTACCAGTCTCTGGTACTTTAGATACGACCTGCCTATCTTGTCTGAGTCTTTATACTTAAAGTCCCGAAACATACTCTTTTTAGAACGCTTCGCCATTTTTATTAAATTTGCATAGAATACAAAGATACTCAAATGGCAACTCTTTCAGGAAATAAGGTTAAAGACACCTATCAGTCTTTATTAAAATTAGCATCTAATGGCGCTACGTCTACATTAAAGTCTGTTGAAGACGGAGCTGGTGTAGCTACAGCTTTAAAGATATCTACTGATGCTGTTAGTGTAGATGCGCTATCGTTTTCTACACCTCCAGCCGTTGGAACAACTGAGCTTAAAGCGCTAATGTTGGATTCAAACAATAATATTATTCAACGTGATTTAAATTTTGTTGCTGTTGATGGTGCTACCGTTGCATTTGTTGACAGTGCTAATGGAGTAAACTTTGCTGTACCTACAAGTTCTGGTAACATTTTGTTTGAAGCCGGTACTAATATGACAATTGCTTACGATACAAATACTGTTACGTTTAACTCCACAGCCGTTAGTTCTATGGAGGAAACTTTTGTAGGCTGTGTTAGTGCTGATGTTTTACCTCCTGATACAGGGGATATTAGTATTGTTGCGTTTACTAACCCAGACAATACTACAGAGTCAACGAGCTTTCACTTTGGAAACTCTCCAGCAAAGCTTGAGCTAGATTCTGTTGCTGGGGAATACATTGAAAATGTATCTGAGGAAAGTATTCCTCTTTATATTGATATGTCGGCAAGTACCGAGGTTAACAATCCTAATTCAAATATTACGTATACTTTACAAAAGTGGGATACAGCTAATTGGAACACTATTAAGTCTTACACTAGATTTAAATCTGGCACAGGACTACAGATTGATTCTTTCTGGGGATTGTTTATGTTAGATGCTGGAGAAAGGGTCAGAATTGTTGTATCAAGCACTACAGGAAATGTAGAGTTAAAGATTAATAGTCAATTTATTTTTACAGCTAAAGAACTAGGAAATATTTTATAATGACTGAAAGACAAAAAGACTGCATCGTAGAAATACAAGAACTCATAGTAGCTATCAATGAGGTCGTGAAGAAGCACGACCTTAAGGATGAGTTTCTAGCTTGCATCGCTATAGGATTTATAGATATGGATACCAAGCATATAGATGAGGAAGGTGCTGAGCGTGCAGATATGAGTCTACTTTCTTCATTTTCTGTAAGCGATGAAGACGAGTTGGACGACTTACTTTCTTACTGTCTGGAAGCATACAGAATAGATATAGAAGAAGAAAGCAAACCAAAGGAAGGCACCATAGATTGGTGGCTAAAACACTTTGGCAACGGAAACGTAAATTAAATAGATTCGCACTCTTAGCTCAGCTGGATAGAGCATCTGCCTTCTAAGCAGACGGTCATAGGTTCGAGTCCTATAGGGTGTACTAAATTAAATAGTTATGATTAGGAAAATTATCATTGGGCGCGACCCCAAGGATGCTATGGCGTATTACGTAGGTATGCGTGCTGGCTCTGGAAAAGTAGTCGCAATCACGGAAGATGAGGCGCATCTGCACCATCACAGTAAAAAACGGTATCTTATATACATAGAGAATGGGGAGGGTACAATGCTATGGAAGTCCATAGACGATATGCCCTGTATTCTAGAGTACGACCTAAACTTTGAATAGTATGAAACCACTACATCAGTTTATTGTACACATCCCCCAAAAGTTTAAAAATGAAGTATCCTTTAATGGAGGAAAGTTAGAACTTGTAAGTAAGTTTAATGAGTTTGAGCATCGTATAAACTCCGGTGAGATTATCGCCTGCCCAAAAGAATGTCCATTGGATAAATGCGAAGGCAGTACATTATACTTTCACCATCACGTAGTAATGGAGCAGAAATATGATATTGGAGATGACCTGTACTTGGTTAATTACGACTCTAACGGAGGATATGGAAACCACGCTATCGCAGTCGAAAACGAAGCTGGCGATATTACTATGCTTGGGGATTGGTGTTTTGTTGCACCCCCAATGGAAGAAGAGGAAGAGACAAGCCCTTCTGGTATTATTCTTACGCTCAAAGAAGAACCTAAGAAAGAAGGACAGCTTCTACATATGCCGACAGATTCAGAATGGATTGGAGCTAGCGCTGGTGATTTGGTGGGCTACACGAAGAATTCAGAATATAAGATGGAACTTCTTGACGGCAGTAAAGTCTACCGTATGAGAACAACAGAGTTGGTATATGTCAAAGAAGCATAAATTTACCACGGTAGAAGCGTCAACAAGATTGCTCGCCTCTATGGAGGTCGCAATCAACAATATGATTGACGAAGTAAGAAAGCCTGTAGATGCAGAGCTTTCTGGCTCACAGCGTAAAGCGGAGCTACAGAGTATTAAACAAACAGCAACAGATGCAAAAGAACTCCTCATTGAATACCAAAGGCTTGAACAAATGGTCAGAGAACTCAAAGAAACAGGAGGCATCGAAGAAGAACAAGACTACTCTGGAGGATTCGCAGAGAAGTTCTCCAAGTAATCAGATATTCTGTTACTGGGACTATTAATTAAATAAAATGGCTGGACTCAAACAAAATGAAGACTATGATAACTACGTTGTTAACATATGTCCCAACGATACAGAAGGTGAAATCCTCACCATCGGTGGGCTTGATATTCAGCTTCCCAAGGCTCCCCCTAAAAAAGAAATACTCTTCTATGACCGGAAGCCTAATATGCAAATGTGGGAAAGACTTCCTGTGCCAATCGAGATGCAGAGGATTCGTTCTATGGATGAGTGGTACGAGATGCCATCGGACTTTAAGAAGCGTTTTTCTCCGTACATCGAGAAGGAGTTTGAGCGTAGGCGTAACGGTCTTTGGTTTTACAATAACGGTGAGCCTGTCTACATTACAGGGAGACACTATATGATGCTACAATGGAGCAAGATGGATATAGGCTATGCCTCGTATCTCGAGTTCCAGAGGAGGCTGTTTATTCACTTTGCAGCGTGTGAGGCAGACCCACGCTCCATAGGACAGATGTATACGAAGTGTAGACGTTCGGGTTATACCAATATGTCGGCAGCTATACTTGTAGATGAAGGCACACAAGTGAAAGACAAACTACTAGGGATACAGTCTAAGACGGGTAAGGATGCACAGGAGAACATCTTTATGAAGAAGGTAGTACCTATGTTTAAATCGTACCCATTCTTCTTCAAGCCTATACAGGACGGTACCACCAACCCTCGTATGGAACTAGCTTTCCGTGAGCCGTCTAAGCGTATTACCAAGAAGAACAAAACCTCAAACAAAGGGGAAGCACTCAATACTATTATCAATTGGAAGAACACTACGAACAATGCATACGATGGTGAAAAACTGCATATCCTGTATCTTGATGAGGCAGGTAAGTGGGAGCGACCTACGGATATTCGTGAGGCGTGGCGCATTGAAAAAACCTGTCTTATCGTAGGTCGTAAGATTATCGGTAAGGCACTTGTAGGCTCTACGGTAAACCCTATGGACAAGGGCGGTAACCAGTACAAAGAGATATGGAGAGATTCAGACCCAGAAGATAGAAATGCCAATGGAAGAACAAAGACTGGTCTTTATAGACTATTTATACCCGCCTATGAAGCGCTTGAAGGATTCTTCGATAAGCACGGAAACCCTATTGTGGACGACCCTGCAAAACCTGTACAGACAATTGATGGGGACTATGTAGACATCGGTGCGAAGACTTATCTTAAGAATGAACGTGATGCGCTAAAAAATGACGCTAGGGAGCTGAATGAATTTATACGTCAGTTTCCTTTTACTATCGATGAGGCAATGCGTGATAGTATCGAAGGTTCTACCTTTAACATTGGAAAGATATATGAACAGATTCAGCACAACCAAGAGTTGTATCCACATCCAGTAGTACGCGGGAACTTCTCTTGGAAAGAGGGCGCTAAGGATAAAGAAGTAATGTTTAATCCCAACCCACAGGGTAGGTGGCGCATCGCTTGGCTCCCGAAGCCAGAGATGCAGAACAAATACGTTATTAAATACAACAAAATACACCCAGCTAATGACCATATTGGCGTAGGCGGTGTGGATAGCTATGACTTGGATTCTACAACAGATAATAGAGGTTCAAAAGGTGCTTGCCACCTTTACAACAAGTTCAATATGTCTGCTCCTGCTAATATGTTTGTCGCTGAGTATGCTTCTCGCCCTCCTCTTGCAAGAATATTTTACGAAGACATCTTGATGGCAGCGGTATTTTACGGATACCCGCTGCTCATAGAAAATAACAAGTACGGAATTGTAAGGTATTTTGAATCAAGAGGATACGAAGAGTACGTAATGAAGCGTCCAGAGCATCTTAAAGCGCCAAACTCTTCTGTAAATGTAAAAACTCGAGGGATTCCATCTAACTCTGTAGATGTAATACAATCTCACGCACAGGCGATAGAGGCTTACGTAGAGGAACACGTAGGTATCAACTCAGAAACTGGGGAAATGGGTAAGATGTACTTTGAACGTACACTAGAAGATTGGATTGGCTACAAGATAGATAACCGTACTAAATATGACCTTACCATCAGCTCTGGATTAGCTCTTCTAGCAGCACAAAAATTTAAAGAAGAAAAGAAAGTTAGTTCGTTTAACGATAAGAAATTCTTCCGCAGATATAACAAAGAAATAAGGCGTTAAAACACAGGTCTTTATTTTCGTATATTTGCAAGGAAGTATTCTGCGAAACGCTATATGTACGATAATAACAACGACAGAGGGAAATATGGTAACTTTCCCGACCCATTTGCACACTATTCTAAAAAGACATCCAAGTCTTACGGTATCAAATACGCCCAAGCTATTGAAAAGCAATGGGGGCAATCTGACGACGAACGAAGTTTGTTTAGACGCAGACTTAAAGACTTTGAGACCAACCGTGATTACGCAAACGGTACACAGGACACTTCTATATATAAACAGATTCTAAACTCTCTAGACCCAAACAGCGGGGACGGTACGCTACTGAACCTTGACTGGTCTCCGGTGCCTATCGTTCCTAAGTTTGTAAAGATTGTTGTAAATAACATCCTCTCTAAAAAGCCTTACCCTAATGTTAAAGCCCTTGACCCGCTTTCTCAATCAGAGAAAGACGAGGAAAGAGCAAAGAAAATGTTTGAGGTCAAGAACAGGGAGATGCTTCTTGAATTAGCTCAGCAAGGTGTAGATATCGGTACAGACATCAACAGTATTCCAGAGACTCCAGAAGAAGCTGAGATATTTATGGATACTAACATTAAGACGGCTGCAGAGATTGCAGCGCAGGTTGGTACTAATATTACGCTAGAATGGAATGACTTTGACCAACGTGTATATCGTAGAGCAGTTAACGACTTAGTTACTTGTGGTATGGGTGTTGTTAAAAGAAACAACGACCCGAACTATGGAATCCAAGAAGAATACATCGACCCAGCATACTTCTTCCATAGCTACACCGAAGACCCTACATTTAGCGACCTCATCTACGCAGGACACATCAAGAAAATTAGCATCTCAGAACTTAAGCGTATTGCTGGTGATGAGCTTACAGAAGACGAGTACGAAAAGATAGCTCAAGGGGTTAAGAACAAGTATCAGAACAGAGCTGATAAGCTTTCTTACAAATACTACGATGAAACACTAGACCGTACAACATACGGTTACGATGAGTTTATCATTGAGATTATGGACTTTGAATTCCTCTCTACTGACGATATGATGTTTGAGGAGAAAGATTCTAAGTTTGGTAACACTAACTTCTACTACAAAGGATTTGAGTACACCCCTCCTAAAGAGTCGGTGTACGACCGTAAGCCTGTGAATATGAATATTCAGACGGTATACGGAGGTAGCTACATTATAGGCACAGGGTATATGTTCGGATACGGACAGAAATCAAATGTACCTAAGAACGCACACGATTTAACAAAGGCTAAGCTGTCTTATTCAGTAGTCGCTACAAACTTACGCAGAATGATGCCTAAGTCTCTTGTAGGCTCTGTAATCGGATTTGCTGACCAGTTGCAACTTTCACACTTAAAACTACAGCAGTCTATCGCTAAGGCAAAGCCAGATGGTTTGATTGTAGATATTGAAGGGTTGGAGAACGTACAACTTGGCAAAGGCGGTGAACTACAACCACTAGACATACAAGACATCTATGAACAAACAGGTGTATTCTACTATCGTTCAAAGAATCCAGAAGGTGGATTCCAGAACCCTCCAGTTAGGTCTCTGGACAATAGCATTAGGAATATCAATGAGCTTATTGGTATCTATAACCATAATCTCCGTCTTATTCGTGATACAACAGGCATTAACGAAGTAATGGATGGAACCTCTCCTAAGGGAGAGCAATTGGTAGGGGTACGACAACAGGCTATCGCAGCCGGTAATAATGCTATTTATGATATTACTAATGCTGCTGTCTACTTATACAGCAGGGTATGCGAAGATGTTGTTAAGTGTCTTCAAATTCTACCTACTAAATCTGTATTGTTTAAAGCTTACGAAAGAGCTATCGGTAAAAGCAATATGGAGGTGTTGTCTTCATTTGGAGACTTGCCGATGTACAACTTTGGCGTTAAGGTTCAGACGGAAATGGACGATACCGAAAAGGCGTACCTAGAGCAAAATATTCAAGTAGCTCTCGCTCAGAAAGAACTTGACCTAGAAGATGCAATGGCTGTAAGACAGCTTAAAGATGTCGACCAAGCTGAACGCTTGCTTATCATTCGTCGTAAGAAGCGTATGAGAATGCAACAGCAAATGGCACAGCAAAACTCTCAGATGCAGGCTGAGATGAATCAAGCTACAGCACAAGCATCTAGCCAAGGTAAGATGCAAGAAATTCAGATGCAGAGTCAAGCTAAAATTGCAGAGATTCAAGCGGACGCACAAGCAAAAGCACAACTCCTACAGCTAGAGTATCAGCTAAAAGGTCAGATTGAGTCACAAAAGACTCAGATGACCGCAGGTATGAAACAACAAGATATGGCTTTTAGAAAAGACATAGAAGACCAAAGAGAAAAAGCAAAAGACGATAGAGTAAAAAAACAAGCGGTGGAACAAAGCAAGCTATTGTCTCAACGCCAAGGAAAACGTGACGAACTGCAGGATGAAGGAGGTAATCTTCTAGATATGCTAACATCTTGATAACCAACGATTTAGTATCTTTGTAATATGGCAAATACAGTAAACTTAGACATAGCATCAAGAGTGGATATCACCTGTAGAAAAGGCGACACGTTCTCTTTGGAGCTGACATTTAAAGACGAAGACGGTAACCCAATTGATATATCTGTAGGATATAACTGGTTAATGCAGGTGCGGGATTCGGATACTTCAGACACAACACTAATAAGTGGTGACTCCACTAATGTTTCTGACGATGGATTTGCATTTACTGGCGACAGTAATGGTGTATTAGTTATTACATCTCCATCATCGGTAACATCTTTAGTTGATGGTGGTCTTTACGTTTACGATTTACAGTCTGTACAAGGGACAAATGTTGTTACTTGGATTTACGGAATATTTAACGTAAACGAAGACATCAGTGAGTAATAAAGTAGAGATAAAGCAGATTGGTGCAAACCAAATTATTCTTAAAAAGCCCGCAAGAAGTTCTATTAGTCTTTCTGCATTTAAAGGGGGCGTAGATTCAGCATTCGTATATACGCAGTCTACACCATCAGCAGTATGGGAGATAACTCACGGGCTAACCAAAAAGCCTTCGGTTACTATTCTAGATTCATCGGGATACGAAATAGAGGCTGACATCCAACATATTTCGGACAACTCAGTAATTATAACATTTAGTGAAACCATCACAGGGAGCGTTCACTTCAACTAATATATCAGATGGCAAAAAAGTTCTACACCGACATAAATCTTTTAAGGAATGAGCTACAGAATGCCGCTATTCAAAACTTAGCGGAAGCTCCTCAAGACCCAGTACTAGGTCAGATATACTTCAGTACTACTGATAACGAAGTATATATCTGTGCGA